GTTAAGAAAGCGACCATTGAGAAATACTTTGACATTAAAGCGTTGTTCGGCGAGTTTACTGCCGAGACAGTGCCGACGCGGTATTTAAGGACTTATGCAAAAGTAGAGAAGATGTGGTAAAGATGGCTAAGCAAAAAACAATAAACCTAAATGAAAAAGCGCGGGAAATCATAGAGATTGCCGAAAAACACGGCGTTGAGCAAGATTTTTTCTTTGTCACCACATTCAAGCGTTATCAAGTGCAACTAAAAATTCTCAATGAGCTGGAAAAAACCATTAATAGTGACGGGGTGCTGGTGACTAAAGAATACGTGAAGGGGCGCAAGAACCTTTATTCCCACCCCGCTATAGCGGATTACAACCGTACTACTGATAGCGCAAACAAAACCGTAACAACACTGATAAAGATTATCACCGCGCTTCGTAAGGGCGGTGACATCAATGACAGTGGAGGCGACGAGTTCGAAAACTTCTAAACTTCTAACCACCCAATACGCCAAGGATGTCCTAACCGGCCGGATTTTAGCCTGCAAAAAGGTCAAATTAGCCTGCCAACGACACTTAAACGACCTAAAGCGGCAGGGGACAAAGGATTTTCCCTGGATCTTTGACGAAGAAAAAGCCTACCGGCCAATCGAATTCATGGAGCGGTTTTGCAAGCCAAGCCAGGGGGTATTTACCAGGTTCGTATTACAGCCATGGGACCACTTTTGGATAGGCTCGATATTCGGGTGGGTCCATAAGAAAACCGGAGTCAGGCGCTTCAAATATGCACTTATTTTCGTGGCTAGAAAGCAAGGGAAAAGTTGTAAAACGTCCGGAATATCGCTTTACGGAGCCTCAAAAGACAACGAACGCGGTGCATTCGTCTATCACCTGGCAAACAGCATGAAACAGGCCCGGGTCGTGTTCGATGAGTGCAAAAAAATGGTCAGGGCATCGCCGCTGCTCAAAAAACATCTTAGAGTCACCCGGGACGCGATATTTTTCGATGCGACAAATTCCCTGATCGTGCCGCAGGCTTCGGATAGCGAGAAACTGGATGGGCTTAACTGCCATCTTGGAGTGTTCGACGAAATTCACGAATATAAGAATTACAAGCTGATAAATGTCATAAAAAACAGCACAGGGGCACGAAAACAGCCCCTAATTATCTATATCACGACCGCCGGATATGTGCTCGATGGTCCACTAATGGATGAATACGAAAAAGGAAGCGACGTATTAGAAGGAGTGCTCACCGATGAACGCTCCTTCTACTTTATGGCCGAGCTAGATGAAGAGGACGACGTCGAGGACTACACAAAATGGGTGAAGGCAAATCCGAATCTCGGCATATCCGTCCAGCTGGAGGATATGATCGAGGAATGGAATTCCCGAAAGCATGTGCCCGCTGAAAGAAACGATTTTATTACTAAACGACTAAATATTTTCGTTCAATCGAGCGAGCAGTCTTTCGTCTCCTGGGATGTAATAAAGCGCAACGATGGAGTTATGGATCTGGACTTTCTCAAGGGTTGTCAATGCATTGGAGGCCATGACCTATCAAACACCGAAGACTTCAGCTCGGCTTGCCTGGAATTCCCGTTGCCGGATGGCCGGGTTTTTGTTTTGTCGCATAGTTGGATTCCGATGACAAAAGTCAAGCTGGCAAACGAGGAATTGCCATATGAAGCATGGCAAAAAGAAGGTTATTTGACCATCTGTAAAGGCGATTATGTCGATTACACCTTCATTTATGACTGGTATTTGGAGCAGGCTAAAAAATATGCAATATCCCTGATCACCTTTGACCCGGCCAATGCCTTCCGGCTCACCCAAGACCTGCAAGCCTATGGAGGCGAGGAATGGACAAAATGCGTTAGGCAAGGGGCATTGACCTTAAGTCCGGCGTTGAAAGACATTAAACAATTGCTACTCGACGGGCGGGTCGTTTTCAATAATAACCCGCTTTTTCGGTGGTATTTGAATAATGTTAAGCTGGTCGAGGACCGAAACGGCAACTGGTTGCCCACAAAACAAGGCCGCTACCGCAAAATCGACGGCTTTTCTGCATGGCTCACCGCCCATACCGAAACCATGAAGCTCATGACAATGATCAAAGAATCCGGCGGCGGGGTCGGGTTTATCTCGGTTAAGGATTTGCTGAAAGGAGGAAGCACATGAATAAATTATTTGATAGAATCAAAGCGCAATTTGCCGGGTTTGGTAAACTCTTTAACGGCAAATCCTTAAAGCAGGCCATGGCCACGACATACGGGAACTTTGCGCGCTGGTTTTCGCCAACAAACATTTTCACCAAACGGACAAACCACACCCTGGCCACCAACGAAACCATCTTCGCGGCAATATCTAGGCTCTCAAATTCCCTGGCATCGCTGCCGCTGAAGCTGCTGGATAAGAATTTTAATCAAGTAACGGATCACCCAATTGCCGAACTCTTGACTTATAGCCCAAATCCAAACATGAATGCCTTTGAATTTCTGAGGACCATGGAAGTTCTTAGAAACACCACAGGGAACGCTTATGCGATCAAGGACTATGATTCGCGTTATCAGGTCAGGGCTTTGTGGATTTTAGACCCAAGCAGAGTCACAGAAGTTATTGAAACCACAACAAAAGAGCTTTGGTACGAAATACAAGGCGATAATGGGATTTATTATGTCCATAACATGGATGTTGTCCACGTCAAACATATCCACGGCTACGGCTACCGGGGGATTAGCCCCATTGACGTCCTGCGGAATACCGTTGACTTTGAAGGCAAGATTAAGCAGCTTAGCCTGGATATGATGGACAGCGCGGTCAAAGCGTCATTCATCCTGCAACTTGCGGCAAATGTTAGCGATGAAAAGAAAAAAGAAATATACGAGAATTTCAGGAAGTTTTACAGCGAAAATGGCGGCGTCTTAATCCAAGAGTTGGGCGTTAAGATTGATCCGATTAAACGTGAGTTTCTCGATACGAAGGTTTTTGAGGCGGAAAAAATCACCCGGACCAGGGTTGCATCAGTTTTTAATTTGCCGGCTTATATGCTTGGCGAAACTCAAGGGGTCAATTACAATAGCATGGAGCAACTTGCCCTTGAATTTGTCCAAGGCACTCTCGGGGTTAACGTCGTCCAGTATGAAAAGGAGTTCAACCGGAAATTACTGACGCCCGAGGAACGGCGAAGGGGCTTATATTGGAAATTCAACCTTAAAGCCTTACTCCGCGGAAATACCAAGGACCAAGCAGAGTATTACTTTAAGGGCGTCCGTTCGATGTGGCTGACCCCGAATGAGATCCGTGCACTGGAGGACCTGCCGCCAATGGAAGGCGGTGACAAACTCTATAGGTCAAAAGACATGGAACCGATTGATGCACCTATACCTTTACCGAAAGGAGCGGTTGCGCCATGAAACCTATCCCTTTTAATCTCGAAAGCACGAACAAAAAGCCCTTCTGGGAAGTAAAAGCATCCATGGAAGAAAAAACCGGGGATGTTTTTATTTATGGTTATATCGTCTCATACAAATCGGATGACGACGACCCGGATGTGACAGCTGCGAGCTTCAAACAAGCACTTGATGATTTGGGTGAGATCGACACCCTTAACATCTACATTAACTCCGGCGGAGGTTCGGTGTTCCAAGCCCAGGCAATCTATAGCATCTTAAAGAGGTACAAAGCCAAAAAGAACGTTTACATTGACGGACTAGCGGCAAGTGCCGCCTCTTTTGTTGCGATGGCCGGGGATAGGGTATATATGCCCAAAAACGCAACATTTATGATTCACAACCCATGGACTATCACGATTGGCAATGCTAATGAATTGCGTAAAGAGGCCGAAGTCCTTGACAAAATCCAGGTCGGCATGATTGAGGCTTACATGTCTCATATCGGTGATAAAATCGCCGAAGAAAAACTCGTCGAACTTTTGGATGCCGAGACTTGGATGACGGCCCAGGAAGCCTACGATTATGGCTTTGTTGATGAAATCATCGAAGCCAAAGAAGTAGCCGCCTGCATTGACCCTGAGATAATGGCGGTCTATAAAAACGTCCCTAAATACCTGCTCGAAAAGCGCGTGGAGGGCCCAAAAGGTCTATCTGTGGCTGAAAGGCAGGCTATTATAGAGGAAACCCAAAACCTAGTAAACAAAATCAAAAAAGAAATGGAGGAACTTTAAATGAATGATCTTTATGAACTCAAACAAAATTTGGCGATGGTTGGGGCGCAGCTCCAGAAAGTGGCCGAGGACATCACGAAAAAGGCGGCAAATCCATCAGTAGACATCGAAGAAATCAATGAGCTAGAGAAAACCAAAGCCAACCTGCAGAAACGGTACGACCTGATTAAAGAAGAACACGACCGGCAGGAAGCCGAAGCGCGGAAAAAATTCCAGAACGAAAATAAAGTTGCTGCAGCACGAGACGAAAAAGAACGCATCATCGCGGCTAAAGCAGCCTTCTACCGGGCGGCTATCTTAAAGAGAGAGATCCCTGACGATGTGCGGGCGGTGCTGAAAGCGATTCCGGCGGGCAGTTCTAACCCCACCGGCGGCGAAAATCTTTTGCCGACCACTTTGAGCAATGAACTCGTCCATGAGCCGTTTGTCACCAACCCATTGCGGGAGATTATCCGTGTAAGCAATATTACGGGGTTGGAAGTCCCGAAAATCGCCTTCTCTCTCGACAATGATGACGACGGATTTATCAACGATGATGCGGTTGCAAAAGAAATCTCGGCAACCGGCGACAAGGTGCAATTCGGTCGCTTCAAATTCAAGGTGAAAGTTAAAATTTCCGATACCGTGATTCATGGCTCCGACCTTGATCTTGTCACCTATGTTGAAAACGCCTTGCGCTCTGGCTTGGCCGCGAAGGAAAAGAAGGTTTCCTTGACTGACGACCCAGGTAGTGGCGAGGAGCATATGAGCTTCTACCAAAAATCTGATGACGATTATGTAATTGGCACGGTAGAAGGCGAAGATTATTACGAAGCAATTACCAATGCCATTGCCGATCTGCACGAGGACTTCCGTGAGAACGCCAAGGTGGTCATGCGGTATGCTGACTATGTAACTATGCTCAAGACTCTCTCCAACAATAGCATGGATCTCTATCGGGTACAGCCTGAGCAGATCATTGGTAAGCCGGTCATCTTCTGCGACAGCGCCACGGTCCCGATTGTCGGGGACTTCGGCTATTGCCGGCTTAACTATGACGGCGATCTGGTCTACGATGCCGACAAGGATGTCGATAAAGGCAATTACATCTGGGTATTGACCGGTTGGTTCGACCAGCATCGGCTGCTCAACTCCGCCTTCCGGCTTGCGGTACTCA